ATATAAAAAATGAGAAATCCAAAAGGAATGAGAGGAATGTTATTTATGGCTGCAACAATGGTGGCAATGGGTGAAAGTTTTAATTATGCAGACCAAGAAACGCATCGGTTTACAAGAAAACGCAGATTATTTCCTAAATCAATATTGACTGCTAAACAACAAAAATCAAGGAATAAAGAGAAAAGAGCAAAATTAGCACGTAAAATAAACAGATAGTTATGCCAAGAAATAAACTACCAAAAGAGCAAAAGAAAGTCAGATTTATGACTATTTATGTAGAACCTAAATTTATTGATTTAATCGATAAAGACCAAGTTAATAAGTTCATAACCAAACTTCAAAACGATGCATTAGATAAGTGTGTTGCTGAGGTTTTAAAGAATAAGACAAATTAAAAATGAAACTAAGCAAAGAAATACAAGAAAACGCAGTAAATGAGTATTTAAAAAACAACTCAGTTGAAAAAACCCAAGCTTTTATTGACGGAATGAATAAAGTTTTTGAACTAATCATTCCAAAAGAAGAACCTAAACAAGGTACAATGTCAGAAGCTATTAAACAAGTTATTAATAACCAATTAAAACAAGAAACTCTTGAAGAAGTTGCTAAATCACACGCAATCTATGAATTAGAAAATAACTATAAACCAACAAAAGAAAGTTTTAAGTTAGCTTGTAAAAGAAGTTTTATACAAGGCGCAAAGCAACAAGAACAAATCAACTGCGAGTTATCGGAGTTGTTGGAGCAGAGAAATGAAATGTTGGCGATGTTTGTGGAATTATATGAAGATGTAGAATGTTGGTCAGATATTAGTTCTTACGGATATGGTAATAAGATAGAACAACTAATCAAAAAAGTAAAAGACAATGGAGTACAATAAAGAAAACTTTGAAAAAGAAATAAAGCAATTAGAAGAAGAATTTGAATTAAGAAAAAGAAAAATTATAAGTCTTTATGCTTCAGAAAACAATCCACATAAATTAGGGGATATTATAGCAGATGGTTTTAGAACTATCATTATAGATAAAATACAATTTAGACTTGGATATAGTTCTAATTTTCCTCAATGTGTTTATTATGGTTTTGTTTTAAAAAAAGATAAAACACCGAGAAAAGACAAATCAAGAGATAGTATTTATCAATGCAACATTAAAACTTTGAAAGATGAATAAAATAAAATTACCATCGATGGTGGAGTACCTAACCCTAACCCCTAAATTCGCTAAGGAATTTGGGTTGATTTAAAACCTAAAAACAATGAATAAGTTAAGAGAAAAGTTATGTTCAGCCCTACCTTTATTTGGTAGAATTGAAGAGCAAAATATAGAACAACTCGAACAAATAACCGACGATTTTACCATTAAGTTTTTAGAATGGTTAAACGAAAATTCTATTTATTACCCAAAAAACAAAGAGTATTTTTTTAACAACGAATGGCACTCTCAAGAAGAAACTTTTAAACACTTTAAAAACAACATCTATGGAAAATAACCTCCTAACATCAGAAACAGCAATCGGTATTTATTTAGTAATTGCTATTGCATTGCTTTATGTTTTCTTTCACAAAAAAGAAAAAATAATTTGGCACGAACCGAACGAAATCCCAAAATCAGAAAAAGGGTGTAACGTTAGCAAAGATATTGTTATATTTGACATTAAAACGCAAAAGCACTACAAAGGCTATTTCGATAATGAACGCCAAAGATACTACTCGTATAGACATAGCCTAGTGTTGGGTAGTTTTCGATGGAGGTATTTGTAGGGTTTTGATATAACCGAGTTATTCGGAAATATCGAACAACTGCAAACAAAACGCAAAAAACTTATTATTCGTGGTAGTTTCCATTTTGGAAATAACCAGTAAAAACACCTTTTTAGAATTATTAATTAACTTAAAATAGAGATTATGAAAGAAGAACTAATTAAAGAGATTAAATCCCACGAAAACGATTTACTTCGCTGGATTGAAAAAAGAGATAATTTACGAAATAAAATTCGTTTTTGTAATCAACATAAATTTGAAGAAGAAGTTAGAATTTCTCTATCGGAATTAAAACATTTTGAGGGATTAATTTACGATTGCGAACAATTTATTAAAAATCTAAAAGAAATAATAAATGAAAACTAACCCAAACCCAATGAACCCAAACGAAATAGAAGTAATAGATTATGAGGTGGTAGTGGCTGAACCTACCTCTCAACCTTAAACAAACTAAAATTAACCCCAGTTAAAAAGTACGTTTGATTATCGACTTGCATTGCTTGAACCGTGAACAAATTACCTTTTTTATTCTGAAAGCCTAAATTAGCCGATATAACGCCTTGATTTAATTCTTTGTTAATTCCTATCGAAGCACCGATTAACGTTCGAAATACAACCGTTTTTTGCGTGAATTCGATAGGTTTTACTTTATAATCAATTTTCATTTTCTTTATATCACCTCGAACCACTCCAGAAACATCAATTTTTACAACTGTATCTTCAAAAGGTTGGTTAAATTCTTTCAATGCGATTAGCTTTTTAATTTCAGCTTGTAAACTATCGTGAACTCCCATAGCGAAATCGTTAAACCTATCCGTTTCGGCCAATAAACTATCAATTTCAGCTTGCGAAAAGTTATATAGTTTCTTTAATCGATTGACTTCGGACTTATCGGAAATGTAAATCGGTTTTTCGATAACCTTAGCTGGAGGAATTTTGCCGATTATTTCCTTTGTTTTGTAAACGGTTTGTGGTCTGGGTTCTTTTGAGCAATTACTCATTAAAAAGTACATTAAAGCCATTCCGAAAAGTAAAACTATTGTGTGTGTTTTTAGGTTCATAATAAAAGTTTTTGTAAAAGTAATGAAAAAAGTATAAATTTGCATTGTTAAATGCTAAAGAGAGTAGCGAACTGAATATAGGTAGTCAGACTTGTTTATGCAAGTGGCAAAACTCATCCGAAAAATAGCGGTGTATCGCACTCAATACCTAAGAGTTGTTTCGATTTGAAAACGTAAAAATCTATTTTTTAACACTAAGCACTCCTAACCGAGTGCTTTTTTTAATTAAAAAAAACCCTAAACTTTCGAATAGGGATTGATTTGGCGAACTTTAAATTAATTTGAGATAAAGTTATAAAGATGAAGATTAAACTCCAACTGTGGATACGCAAATATAAGCATTTTTTTTAATCTACCAAAAAAAAATCCCTTAGTGTTGGCTAAGGGATTTAAAGTGTTTCTTCTATTAATTTAATTTTGCTCTATTATGGCATTACAAATATAACGATTTATTTCAATCTACCAAATAAAAAAACCGAAGTGTAGGCTTCGGCTCAAGTGCTTATTTTATCGAGAACTTGTTCTTAGTCACCCAACAAGTATTTATTTTAGTTTGGGATAATACAAACCATTATTAATAAACCGCTCCATTTTAATCAGTTCACGCCAAGAATAGCCTTTAACTTCAAAATGCGGACTATCTTTAAATCCTTTAAAATCACCGCCCCAATTCCATCCTTTAGATTTAAAATAATTAACCACTTCCATCCAATCCGCTTCACCGTCTCTGTCGTGGTCTTTTAATAAATTCCAAGAAGCAGTTTCAAAAGTTCCATTATTGTCTAAGTCGTAAAGCAAAACAATATCAAAAGCCAATCCGTAGTTGTGTATTGATTGACCACCTTTAGCATTGGTTACTTTTGGACGTTTTTTAAATAGTGCGTTTTGTTCCTTAATAGTTCGATAAACATAAGCAAATCGCAAACGTACGCCTTTACCTAATAAGTTATTAGCTTCGATGTATTGCTTTTCTAGTTCTTCTCTAATGTTTGGGTGAGCCGTTTTTATTCGTTGTAGTGTAATTGCATCCATAACTTATTTAATTATAATCTTTGTTAAAATTCCAATTACAGCAATTACGAGGGCAGAAGAAACAAAAGCTAAAATCTTAAAATAAACTATGTGAGTGTTTAAGGTTTCTTTTACTGTTTTTATTTCTATTTCGTTGTCCTTAATTCTTGAAATAAAACCAACGTTCCCATTTAGTGCTGTTCCTAAAATAGCTTTCTTAATTTCGGTTACATCGTCGCTAGTGGATTCAAGTTTTCCTTTTAACTCTTTATAATGTCTTTCGGTGTTTTCTTGAAAGCCCTCTACTAAAATAAGTCTTTCTTCTACCGTTTTGTTTTTTCGCTGTAATGCCATTTTTTACCCTAAATTTTCTGTATCGTGTGTGTAATTATTATTTTCATTCTTTTTTTGAGTTCTAAGCAAAGACCAACCACCAGCACCAATAAAACCAATAAATACAAATTCCTTAACATCAAAATCGGGAATGAACAACGGAATAAAAGCGTAAATAGTAGCAACCCAAAAAGAAGTAAAAGTCATTATTCTTTTTTGGCTGTACTTACCATTAACCGTGATTGTATCTTTTAATATTTTCATCGCTTAAAAAACTCATTAACAACAAAAGTATAAATCAAAATTGATAAATACAATATTTTATATTCAACTAAATTATTACTACTGCTTAAATCGGTTGTGTACCAAGCTAAATCCAAACCAGCCAATAACAAAAGCATTATGAAAACCGCCTTAGAAAAGCACCAAACATTGCCTTTGTAGATTGAGTAAAAGAAAAAAGCAACATAACCAAAGCACCAATAATTGGTTACTACTTCCCAAGCCGATTGATTATAGTTGTTGTAATCAAACGTAAATAAAAGAAATAGTAACCAATACAAGGCATAAGTTGATATGGTAACAACTTTAATCACGTGGCTTCTTTGGCGCTCCGATTTCGTAAATTGCGAATAGTCCGTCAGTACTCTTAACTGACAAATAACCATTCACACCTTTGCTTTCTAATTGAGCAACTAACTCTTTGAATTCTTCTTCTTTCATTACTTTTTGAGTTTTAGATAAAAATTAAAATAAAATTCCAGCAACATAATGATTACTGTTACTATTGCAAATATAGTAAATAAAATATTGCTTGGAAGTAAAAAGAGGACGATTAACCCGATTAATCCACCAGCCATTGTACGTAAAATATCGTACTTATCAATTTTACTATCTTTGATAAAATACTTTTGTATTTCTTCAAACATCCAGCCAGCTATTGCGCTAATGATTAATGATACTAAAAAGCAACCAAAATACGCATTAACATTATTGTACGTATGCATATCAGTTGCAAATCCGATTAAATAAATAAGCATTGCGCCTATTACGTAGTGAAGTTTATTTCTCATACGTTATCCTCTTTAAATGTTTCGTAAAACTCTTTGGTCTCAAAATTGTAAAAACCTTTTACAAAATTGTATTCAAATCCTTCTTCTAATTCAATATGAACCTCGTTTTCTTTCGGTTCAATTACGGTTACTGCTCCATAAAGAACTTCTCCCGTTTCTTTGTTTACTACTATTGTCATTTTTTTAAGTTGTTAAGTGTACGCTTTCAATAGTTGTGCTATCTCCAGCATTAGCATTTTGAATGGCTACAAATAGAAAAAAAGTATTGGCTGGATTTAAAGGTATAGCCGTTCTTGGTGCATTAAAACCTTGGTTTAAGTCATTCAATAGTGTAAAAGCTGGTTCAACTACTATTAAATTTGTTCCTTTGAAATTTGAGCGTGACCTTAATGATGTAATATCTCGAACCGATGCAGCAGCACTTGTTGTAGTTGAATACAAAGTAGCCGTCGCAAAGTTGTTTACTGTGTTTACATAAACTCGTATTGTCGATGTTCCAAACGTTGAGCTTTTTTGCGCATTAATTTTTAAATTAAAAGCATCATTACCGTCAAAAACTACTCCTTGGATTTCGTAAGTTTTAGCCAAAGTATTTAGCGTAGAACCTGTAACTGGTGCGCTTGAAGATGTATCTTTTATAACGATTTTAGATAGTGAGCTTGCGTTTTGCGAAACAAACGTCCTCCAACTTCCCGAGTGATAATGTCTAAATACTTTTTGCCCAACGGTGTATCCTACTCCTCCGATTGTTGCTGTGCCGTTAATTACTGTGACTTCATAAAACGCTCCCTCGCTTGGTGGTGTTATATCGGTCATTGTTAGGTTTGCTACGGCTAGATAATTGATTGCGTTTTTAGCAGTAGTATTAGCCGAAATAACTTTTGAACCGTTTAAATCATTGTCTTCTGATGGTAAAAAGCTTTCAAAAGAAGTAGTTGCATTAATTCTTTTTACTATTTTATCTGGGGTAATTGCTGTTGATTTTACTGCCACTCCACCTACTATCTCAGTAGCTTGTAGTGTTTTACCGCCAATTCCAGCAAAGCCAGTTGACTCACCTGTATCTGTGTCATAACTATTTACACCTAGACCATTATAACCAATATCAATTATACTCTTTGGCGTTGGCAAACTCCCAAACTCATCATTATAAACAGCAATACCGTTATTATCTCCGCCAATTTCAATCCATTCCGTTTCACTAGTTCTGAATATTGTTTTAACGGTTGTTTCAGGTCCAGCTTCGGTTACTTCTTGAAGTGTTGATGCTGTTCCGCTACCTCCATATATAAAACTCCTCCAACTACCCGAGTGATAATGTCTAAATACTTTTTGTCCGACTGTATAACCAACTCCTCCGATTGTTGCTGTGCCGTTGATGACTGTGACTGTATATCCTATTCCTTCAATAGGTGTAGGGTCTGTTATTGTTAGATTAGATATAGTAGAGTATTCAGCATAACCAACCGCTGTAAAATTTGAGTTTTGTATTGCTTTTGTTGGAATTGCTCCGTCTTGGTTAATTAATAAGTATAATTTTTCGCCTTGTAATGTATTTACATCAAACTTAAAATTACGGTCAGGATTTGCATTTAAAAAACGCCATTCAGTATCAAAAGCTTCAATATAATTATATTCCGCTTCTGGTATGTTATATAAACCAATTCTTTTAATTTTAGCATCAACATCAGGAGCTTCATTCCCCTCGGTCAACACCTCTAGAAGCGTTGGGGTTGAAGTGCTGCCACCAAATAAACTACTACTCGCACGTTTATTCACTCCGCCTTGTATGATTTCCACCTCAGCACCTGCAACATCTGTCGCTGGCGGTAATTGACTTATTTTTTTATTTGCCATTATTCTAAAATTCTAAATTCGTTACTTTCTGTTAATCTAAATTCTCCGCTTTCTAATATTCTAAATTCAACACCTCCATCAATAAACCCAGCATCCTCTAAATTATTAATAAAAAAACTTTCTCTTTCTTCTTTGCCTGAAAAATCAAGCTTAAAACCGTTTAATTCAGTTTTGCCTCCGCCAGTATTATAATTCAAACTCCCTAACTCTAAACCGTTGTAAAGCCCTAAAATCCTATAATAACCGTTGTTGTCAAAAACAATGCATCGATAGTCTTTTCTTAATAGCTTCTTTAAATTTTCAAAGTCATCTCTATAAACTAAATCAAACGATATTGATTGGTTGAAAAATTTACATCCAGCGTCAACCTCTTGACTTTCGTTTAAAATTGGATTTCCGTTTGTTTCGAATTTATAAATAATTGTTTCGGGAAATGTATTTAAAAAATTATTAGTCGTTACTATTTGGCTACGTGAGTATTTAACGAAAGGGAAAAGATAAATGTATTTAACTCCCGATTTCGCATCTTTACATTGTCTATCGTAACCACTTTTTACAACTTCCATCCAGCCGTTAGTTTTAAATCTTTATTTGGCAAAACATCCTCTTGGTTGTTTTTATATTCAGCTATTGGGTTTTTACAAATCCAACGATTAAACCTTTGTACATACATTTGAGCAAAAGCTCGATACTGTTGTGATAAAGAAAGCAATTCTTCTCTAGTTACAATCTCGCTATTCTCAGCAACGTGTTTGAAAATTCCACCATTTGAAACTATAATAGAACCTATCTCAACGTATTGCGCAACCGATTGATACTTTGTTATTGGTTTTATATACTTATTGTATAAAATAAGATAATCTCCGCTTAAATCGTCGTTTTCAGCATCCTCTAATATTTTTTCATACAACAAAGAACCTAATAATGGCTCGATAACGGTTGCTTGCGTATTAGCAATACAGAAAATATACTTATCCACATCAACATTACCGCCCATTATGGTGGTTGATGCTATCTCTTGCGGTGTTACAAATAGAAACTCTGCCATTATCTTTTCTTTAAAAATCCGTTATTAGTCATATTTCGAGGTTCAATACTTACTAAAGTATCATTTGTCTCTAATTTCATTCCTTGTCGCCTTGCTTCGCTTGTGGATATAATCTTAGCCAAAGGACTATTTACGTCAACTTTTGCGCCTTGTTTTAAATAAATTACCCTATTCCATTTATGATGGCAATTTCCTCCTCCTTTGTATAACCAAATTGAATAAGTATTTGCTCCGTTTGGTCCCCATCCAGCGTTAACTGCTTTGTTTTCCATTGCGATAATATCTTCTTTTCGATATATCTTATTTGCCGACATCATTTTTTGGCAAAATTCACGTTCAGGATTTCCGCTACCTACATACTTGTATCTAACAATAAAATCTTCTTCGTCTTGTGAACTTTTGGCGTTTGGAATTGCAGTTCCTGTACTTGCTAATTGTAAACTTTCTTCTTCATCATAGTCAACTTCAATTTCATCAATCAAATTGTATCCATCAGGTTCATCTTCCCCGCACTCTAAAAACAAATCTAAGTCAATGTTTTTTTTTTCGTGTGAACATTGAACGTGGCTATTTAATTTAGTCGGTTCGGGTTCTGTTAATGGTCTGAAATATAAATCAAGATTAATATTGTAATATTCTAAAATTTCTTTTATACTATCAATTATAAATCTTTGCTTAGGTTCAATTACATATTTTATTAATTGCTCACGTGCTACATTTAACTCATCCGCATTATTACCAAAACCAGTATTATCTTTTATTCCAAATAACATAGGACTAACAACTCTGTGAGCAGTCATTATTTGCTGACGACTTTCTGCAGTTAAATATTCCCATTGTTTATGAGCATCGTTTACTTGTAAAGTAGTTACCGTTATTTCAGCTTCTCTACCATTAAAAGACAACACAAATTTACCTGCATTACTTGAACCCGTTAACTTACTTTTTATTTTTCTTTCGATTTCGTCTTGCTCTTCAGGACTTAAACTGTTTCCATCTGGAATATTGATGATATAACCAAAGGATAAGCCGTTTTTAATATGTGAAATGTAATAGTTTGAAATTTCCTCTTCCATTTCACAATAAGGAAGCCCAGCCAAATAGTCAGGGTCTGCGAAATATGTTTTCCCAGCCTTGTATGGTTTGCCGTTATAAATTTCTATCTTATCTTTTGAAGTTCCAAAAGATGGATAAGCGTCTGGTTTATACTTTGTAGTATTGCACCAATCACGGGAATAATAATAAAACTCAATTTCTTCTTCTTCGTTTTCAATAGATGGCGCAACTCTTTCTTTCGGTAAATGTTTTAAACTTGCTAAATCATCGCCTATTTTAGTTTTTATTACTTGCCAGTCAAACTCATTAAACAAAACAAAATCAGAAATAACTCTTTTTAAATCGCTATCTTTTAAAATTGTTTTAAACTTAATCCAATCTTTAGTATTAGTATTTATGTTTCTTGCGCTAATACCTTTACCATAAATCATATCAATATAAGAATTAACGATAGCGGAGTTTGTTGGACTTCCGTTATATCTATCAATAATATACTTATAAAAACTATGATTTTTACCGTTTAAAACCCAGTTCTTAGATTTGTTTTCTTCGACTTTAGGTCTAACGTAGTTATTAAGTTGGATTAATCTAATATCTTTTGACATACTTAAAAGTAAATGTTTTGTTTTATTTGGTAATCTTGTGGCGTTTGAGTTGTTGCAAATAATTTACCTCTATAAACCACTTCATCATTTTGATATATTTTCACTTGAAACTTATCCGCTTCAATAAAAGTAAAATCAAATGAAATAATCATTTCGCCATCTAATATTTGATAAGTAGCATCTACATCAAAAGTTGCGGATTTACTTTCGTTATACAATTCTAAAGATAAATTTCCAGTTGGATAATATCTTGGAATTATAACAATCAAATGAGTTTCGTCTGATGGATTTACAACGTTCATATAATTATAATAAAAAAATCCCTTTTTTGTTACAAAAAGAGATTTTAAAATTAATTAACAAACTAAAAATATTATGGAAGTAAAGCTAAAAAAGCCGTAATTGTTGCACTATCTAATTTTGGAGATAGTTCTTTTGTTGTTGCTGTACCAGTTAATGTATAGCCGTTTAGTTCTGTTTTTGCTCCTCCAGTTGATTGAACTACTGTAAAATCAATACCGTCATCAATTCCTAAAGCGTGGTAAACTCCATTTCTGTCTTTTACTACTGCCATTGGGAAACCTTGCGTAAGAAGATTTAATTGAGCAGATGATGTTGCACTTATTTTTTTCAAAACAATTGTTAATGTT